TGCTGTGTTGCTTGTTGAGGCATCCCATATCTTTAGAGATTTAAAATATACTGCTAATGATTTATTAATTGTTGAAGAACGATTAGTCAAGTATAATATATAAGGAGAGATATGCCAGAATTTAAAGAAGAAGTGCATACTTACAAGGTGAGTTATATGCCACCTGGTGAGAACAAATTAAAAGATAAAGAAGTACAAGGAAACTCTGTGGCACAAGTTATGCACATTGTTAATAAAGAGTTTAATAAACAAGTTGTCAAGGGTGTTCTTTATCTAAGAAAAGAAACTATACCAAGGAGATATTAATATGGGTAAATTTATAAAAACACCAATGGATGAAAAGATAATATCTTATCTTGCCATTGAAATATATAAGAAAGATCCTGCGAATCCTGTCTTATTAAAATTTATGAGTATGAAAAATGAAGAAGGATATTCTTTAACAAAAGTTATAAATGAATATAAAAAAACAAATGAGCATCCTGACCATTTCAATACAGATGGCACTTGGAAGTTTCCTGGTGGTAAAATAACATTTACACAATGGATAAATGACGAAGAACCAGAAGATTTATCTCTAATACCTATTAGTTAATGATTTTAGTAATTGATATAAAGAAAAATGATCTAATTAAATTTATGCAATATATAGATGTATCTTACTCTAGTGGTTCAACACCAGATGAGGTTATACCTATTGCCTCTGCAATAAATGAAAGTCTTAAAAAGAAAAAACGAAAACAAGAAAAAAAATGATAAAGTCAGAAACAGATAGTGCTTGGGAAGTAAACAAGGCAACTCTAGCAGAAGATGAAATGGCCGAGAAGATGGCAAATCTTCGAGCAAAGAAGAAACCAGCAAAACTATCTAATATTAGTCAAGATGTATTAGATTTACCAGAAGATCATCCACTCTCATATGTCAATGTTAAGAAATATATTGCAACGCAAGAGGGTGTTGCTAAAGTTGGTAAACAACAACAAAATGCTAGAAGTGAAAATCAAAAATTAAAAGATGAGGGTATGAGAACACGAATGGATGCTGAGGCATATATTCGCAGTATGAAAAAATATCTAAGTACAGGTGATTGGTCTAATCTATACTATGGAGAGTATGAAGATAAGTTAATAGAATGGAAGGTAGTTGTCCCGTCATATAAATAGTAGTATGAGAGATTTTCAAGAATATATAACCGAGGGCGTATATGACCCTAACATATTCAAGGCATTCTTCCTTGCAGGTGGACCTGGTTCAGGTAAGTCTTGGGTCTCTGCAAGAACATTGTCTGGTATGGGATTAAAAGTTATTAATAGTGATGACACTTTTGCTGCTGCTTTAAAAAAAGAAAACATGAGTTTAAATTTTGCTATGTCTGATCCAGAAGAAGTGGAAAGGCGTGATGAAATAAGAGCAAAAGCAAAAGCACTTACTGGTAAAGGTCTTAAACTATATCTAGAGGGTCGTTTAGGATTAATTATGGATAGTACAGCAAGAGATTATCCTAGAATATCAAATGAAGTAAGATTAATGAAACAACTTGGTTACGATACCTATATGGTGTTTGTTAATACAAGTTTAGAAGTTGCTTTACAAAGAAATTCAATGAGAGATAGAGTCTTGCCAGACGCTATCGTCATGCAAAATCATAAGACCGTTCAAAGAAACATAGGTGGATTTCAAAATCTATTTGGTCTAAACAATTTTGTTATTGTTGATAATAACAAAAAAAAAGAAGATGTCAATCCAAAAGTGCATAAAGCAATAAGAGGAATGATAAATCAAAAACCAACATCACCACAGGCAATATCATGGATAAAGAGAGAACTAGCAAAGAAACGAAGGTAGAAATGGGAAAAATTATTAAGTTTCCTATGGACAAAGTCATTCGTAGAAAACGAGAAGAAGGACCTAAACTTAGCGAAGAAGAAGCAAAAGTTATAAAAGAAGAAACTTTTATAGATAATCTATCTGAGCAAATGACTTTAGATATCATTGAAGATTTAAGAGATAATGCTGTCGCTTTAGATACTGACCAATTTCTACAAGATTTAGCAATAATGGTAGAAACATTAAAGGCAATGCTCAAACGAGATTTCGGACATAAACATCCAATGCATGATATTACCGATAATCTTACAAAGATAATCACGACACCTGACGGTAGAAAATTTACCGATATCAACTATTCAAGAATATCTGTATCACCAAAGATAAAGGCAGAAGATTTTTTAGATACAATCGGTAAGATACAAAAAGAAATACAAGATGATGATCCTACTAAAGAAGGCGAACTTGAAATAGAGTTTATTCCTGAGGAATAGACCTTGACAATCCGAATGGATTGTGTTATAATAATGATATGATTATAGTTGACTTAAACCAAATAATGATTTCGAACTTAATGGTTCAAATCAACGGCCGGCAGGCAGTAGAATTATCCGAAGACCTTGTTAGACATATGGTCTTAAACTCACTCCGTGGACACAACAAAAAGTTTCGTAAAGAGTATGGCGAAATGGTTATTGCTTGTGATTCAAAGAATGTATGGAGACGAGAAGTTTTCCCAAATTACAAAGCAGGTAGAAAAGCAAATCGTGAAAAATCAGATCACGATTGGAATGCTATCTTTTCTATGTTAGGTAATATTAGAAATGAGATACGAGATTTCTTACCATATAAAGTTATAGAACTAGAAACTGCTGAAGCAGATGATATTATTGCCACTTTGGTAAGAAGAACATTAAATCGAATACAACCTAACCATTTGAAAAAGATACTAATTTTATCAGGAGATAAAGACTTTATACAATTACATAATGAATGGGTGAAACAATATAATCCAGTACTAAATAAGTATGTGGGTAAAGATGAAAATCCTACCTTATATATAAAAGAACATATACTCAAGGGTGATAGAAGCGATGGTATCCCTAATGTATTGTCAGATGATGATGTTTTCATAGAAGGTAGACGACAGAAACCTTTAAGTAGAAAGAAAATAGATTCATGGTTAGAAGAAGTCTTAATGACTATGACCGAAGAAGAAGAAAAGAACTACAATCGCAACAAGAAATTGATTGACTTAACTTGTATACCTCTAGAGTTAGAGGACAAGATTAATAATGAGTTTGATAATGTTGAAGTGGCGTCAAGAGATAAAATCTTGAACTACTTTATAACGAGAAAACTTAAAACTTTAATTGAGGTTATTGATGAATTCTAATCTCAAAAGAACTGTTAAGGAGAAATAACAATGGCTATAATACGAAGAAATCCAGACGGATCAGTACAAAGTGATTCTAGAGATCAACAACCTACACAATCACACCCAGCATTAATGACTAGAACAGGCGTTAAAGCACTATCAGAATCAGGTAGAGCATTACCTATGTTAATGGATGAGATTGCTACTAAAATTAATAATGCAAAAGATAAAACAAGAAAACTAAAAGTACTTAAAGAGAACGATTCAGTTCCTTTAAGACAAGTGTTAAAAGGTGCATTTGATCCTAATATCGAATGGTTAATACCTGATGGTGATGTTCCATACACACCTAATGACGCACCACTTGGAACAGAACATAATATTCTTTCTCAAGAAGCAAAGAGATTATATCTATTTACAAAAGGTGGCGACAGTACTTTATCATCATTAAAAAGAGAAACAATCTTTATTCAAATGCTAGAAGGACTATCTGCTGGCGAAGCAGAATTCTTGGTTACAGTTGTTAATAAGAAAGTTAACAATAAGTACAAAGGATTTACGGCGAATCTAGTGAAAGAAGCATTCGATTGGGATGATAATTTTATGAAAAAAGAAGGATAATCCACGCTATCATACGAAAAACCTCTAGTTTTACTAGGGGTTTTTTTGCTTGACTAACCGAAGTAAATAGTGTATAATTAAGTATGAAATTAAATCATTACGAAAAGAAGATTATCAATGGCATTCTAGACAGCAGAAAGGCAAGATATGAAACGCCTAGACGCAAGATGAATGGACCATATAAAGAATGTAAACAATATGAGGCAGCAATTTCTTTAATGTTAAAAGGAATAATATATGCCGAATCGACAAACGAATTAGAAATCGAAGGACCTGCGTTACCCGACCCACAATATAGATGGTTTGTATGTAGACCTTGGAAAACAAAAAGAGAGTTGAGGAAACACATATGAATTATTACATAAAAAAATATTTATTATTACTTTTATATTACATACGAGAGTATAGAGAAGAAGTTAAGACAGGATTAATTGCTTTTGTAATTACAATATTAACTTATTCATTTTTAAATTATTCTTACAAGACTGTTGAAGAAATCGAACCTGTCGAAATAGAAATACCAGAAGTAGATCAGGACTTTATAGATGATATACGAGGTGCGTTAGAGGAACCTGATATTATTTCAGATACAAATGAGCAGTTTATTGCTTCACTAGATACCTGTATTGATTATGTTTATCTAAGTGTATCACCTGAACGACAACTTCCTAGAAAACTTATACTTGCTCAAGCAATACTAGAGTCTGCTTGGGGTAAATCTAGATTTGCCAATGAAGGTAATAATCTATTTGGTATCAGAACTTTTGATAAAAGTACAGACTATTTACTACCTATCACTTGGGATCCAAACAAATGGCCAGGGTGGGGTGTAAAAGTTTATGAGAGTAAATGTGCTAGTGTTAGGGATTATGTTCGTATCATCAATGAAGTATGGGCATATGAAGAACTTAGAGAGGCAAGAAAACAAAATCCAAATATTACAGCGGTAGAACTTGCTATGTATCTTGATAAGTTTTCAACTAATCCTAATTATGAAAAACTAGTAGTGAGAATAATCGAAACAAAATTATAGAATGAATATATTTTATTTACATAAAGAACCAAAGACCTGTGCTGAAATGCATTTAGATAAACATTGTACTAAAATGCTTATCGAATATGCTCAACTAATGTCAACTGCTCATAGAGTGCTTGATGGTCAAAAGTATATTGCTAAATCAAAGACTGGTAGAAAAGTAACCAGATATAGATTAGATAATCCTAACGAAGAGGCAACTGTCTATAAGGCGTGTCATATAAATCACCCGAGTGCTGTGTGGGTTCGTGCTAGTGCTTACAACTACTGGTGGTTATATCAAATGTGGTCTCATCTACACGAAGAATTTAAAATAAGATATGGTAAAGATCATAAATCATATGTTGTACTCAAAGAACTACTAAGAAACCCACCTAAAAATGCACCCCTAAATATTCTTTTTAGTCAACCAACACAAGCAATGCCAGATGATGTAAAGAACGAAGATAGTATTGTTGCTTATCGAGATTATTATATCAAATACAAAAATAGTTTTGCTACATGGAAGACAAGTATACCTGAATGGTATAGTAAGGGAATAAATGCCAACATATAATTTTAAAAATAAGAAAACAGGCGAAGTTTGGGAAGACTTAATGACCATTGCTGAAATGGAAAAGTTTGTTAAGAAAAGACATATTGAATTATTACCACCAACACAAATGAATATAGTATCAGGTGTAGGATCAGTAGATGGTAAAACAGACTCTGGTTGGAAAGAAGTTATGTCTAAGATTTCTGAAGCACATCCTGCCAGTAATCTTGCTGAACGATATGGTAAGAAGTCAGTAAAAGACACACAAATAGATAGGGTAATAAAAAAACATAGAGACCGTAAAGTAAAGGGCGGTGGGGCATAAATATTATAAATAATAATACTAATGCTATCGAGTATATCTTAACACGCTCATTCTAGATAAAAAGAGTCAGATGTTGTGAGGTCAATCCGATAAGGCGTTATAGATCAGCGCTGATCAAACAGGAATATATATGGCAGACTTTGATTTTTTAGATGGTTTTGATACAGGTGGTGATTGGGGATTCTCCTCAGTTGCTGAGAAACCTTCAGAAAAAACACAATCAGACTCAGAAACAACTAAGGCAGTTGTTAAACAAACGGCTGATGGTGTCGGGAAAGCTGTATCTAAAGAGGTTCTTACTACAATCGAAGGTAAACTTGATCGAATCTATTCGGCAATCAATTCAACTAAATCTGAAATTCAAGAAAAGAATGAAACAGAATTAGA